AGAGCAAGTGAACTTGCGCGATGAGCTGAGCCGCCTACCCGATGACTGGGGTTATGTCGCCGTGGATGGGCAAAAGCGCCCGTATCAGTCGGCGTGGCAAGACAACCCACTTAATAAGGATGCGCTGCTGGCCGAACTGAGCAGCGGTCGCGCACGTGCCATTGGCGTGTGCTGCGGCGTGCCGTCCGGTGGTCTGTTGTTTTTGGACCACGACGGCAAGTCAGCCAGCACGCTCTTGGCCGAGTGGGACCTGCCGCTGTCATCTTTACCGCGCAGCTGGGTGGTCAAGTCAGGCCGCGATGGCCGGATGCAAATCATCTACCGCGTGCCTGAGCAGTACTGGGATGCGATCGTTACGCGCAAATACAAGACCGGCGTCATTGATGACGACGGCAAGGCCGAACAAGTGGAGTTGCGCTGGAACGGCTGCCAGTCTGTTGTAGCCGGTGCGCACCCACAAACCACCGGCTACTACTGGGTGCCAGGCCATGGGCCAGGTGACCGCGACATAGCAGAAGCGCCGCTTGGATTGATTGAGCGGATGCTCAAGCCGCAGCCGCAGCCGGTGCGCGCCGAGCTAGTCCAGCTGCCTGACCCGCAGGGCGATGCAGATCGCGCACGGTCATATCTCGCCGCATTGGATGCCAGTCGCGCCGATGACTACGACGACTGGCTTGCGGTTGGCATGTCGCTTCACAGCGTCGGCGATGACAGCCTGCTCGATCAATGGGAGCAGTGGTCGGCGCAGTCCGCTAAGCACAAACCCAGCGACTGCCAACGCAAATGGCGGAGCTTTAAGAAATCCGGCATCACGCTCGGCACCCTTGGCGACATGGCCAAGAAAGACGGCTGGCGTAGCGCTAGCCCAGTGCGGCGCGAGGTTGGTGGCCGCACCGCTGACCCGGAGCCGCAGGCAGGTGGCCGCGCGCCAGTTATTGGCAGCTCGCAAAAGCTAGAGGCCGCTGAGCTGCTGGAGTACCTGCGTCGCAACGCCGGTGACATCAGGCTCAACATCTTTACCCAGCAGATCGAGGTCGATAACCAAGTGATCGAAGGCGTCGACCGCTATTACCTCAAGTTGGCAGAGCAGGGCTACAAGGTCGGCAAGGAGCTTGCCATTGATTGCTTGGTCCAAGTGGCAAGCGAGAAGCCATACGACCCGGTGCGCCTTTACCTAGAGCACTGCGCCGACCACGTTGCACCGACCTACATCGACCGGCTTGCAACGACCTACCTACGCCCGTGCGATGCGGCGTTATCAGAGCCGACCATCTACGACGAAATGCTCAAGCGCACGCTGATTGGTGCCGTAGCGCGTGCCTTTACTCCTGGCTGCAAGCACGACACCGCCTGCGTATTGATGGGTGATCAAGGTGCCTACAAATCCAGTTTTTGGGGCTGCCTAGGTGGTCCGTTCTTCTCCGATGCACTCGGTGATATATCAAGTAAAGACGACGTAATGGTGCTCCATCGTTCGTGGATGATGGAATGGGCAGAGCTTGATCACATCACAGGTAGGCGCCACGCAGGACAGGTAAAAGCCTTTCTTTCGCAGGCAGTGGACCTTATGCGCGTGCCTTACGGCAAGGCAGTTGAATCATTCCCACGGCGTGGAATTATTGTCGGCACAACAAATAAAACCACCGGCTTTTTGGTTGACGAAACCGGCAACCGTCGCTTCTGGGTCATCCCCACTACCAAGACGCAGCAGGACCAGATTGATACCGCTTCTCTGATGCTTGAACGTGACGCGATTTGGTCTGCTGTTGTACATGCCTACAGGGCAGGCGAAACCAACCGCTTAACAGTAGACATGGAGATTCAAGTGACAGAGGAGAATAATAACTATGTCATTGACTCGCCTTGGCGTAGCGCTATTGAGGAGCATCTTGAAAAGCGGCGTACAGTTGACCCACTTACAACTGAGGAGCTTTTGAATAACGCAATCAAGAAACCTCCTGAGCGCCAAACACGAGCTGACCAGATGCAGGTGGCTTCAATTCTCAAGGATCTCGGGTATGTCGCAAAACGGGAGGCGTCTGGGCGGCGGCGGCGGTACTTCGCAAAGCCATAGGTCGGGTTGGACGCGCCAAACCACTGCAACCACTGGATTCCACGTCCGTCCAACGTCCGACCGTCCATCTAAGGGTTTAAGAGTTACCTAAACCCTCCCTCCCCCCCCTTCTCCCTCTTTTATCCATATAGGTTGGGAGGTTGGACGGAGAGGCCAGACCCCAGTCGTAGCAAAGCCGCCGACCTCGTCCGACCTCGTCCATCTGGGTAGGACGCACCTTGGACCTATCCTGCATCGAACTCCTGCGCATCTAATGCCAGAAATCAAGATCAATGTCACCGCTGACGACCTAGCGCGGTTGAACGCTGAAGCAGCAGCGCATGGGATGCCGCGTGCGCACCTGATCCGGCAGCGTGCTTTGAGTGGTGGGGGTGTTGCAGGATTGACCACGGCGGCTTACCATGCGCTGGTGGCGGACGCCTGCGCCTTCATGCGTGGTGACCTGAACCGCCGACACGTTGAAACTCTTGTTGCATATGTCATCGCTCATTCACATTCCAGCCAAGCAGCAACCGGTGATCAATCGGCTGCATGAGACCATGACCCAGGCAGTGGCGTATGCCGCAGCCATTGCCGACAACGCCATTGATGACGGCGTACCGCTACCCATGGAGCTTGTGGATAGCTTCGCCGCTGATTACGAACGCATCATCACCAGCCTCGTCACTGCTGCCACCGTCAAATGAAAGCCGTTACCTGCCAAGCCGATCTCGATCACGCGCTGCGCACCATCGCGCCAGCCGTTGGCCACCGCAGCAGCCATCCGATCCTTGACTGCTGCCTGATCCAATCCGCTGGTGGTGCCATGACCATCACCGGCTTCAACCTTGACCTCGGCATCACCGTCACCATCCCAGCGGCAGTGGACACCGATGGCGCGGTAGCGCTGCCGTATCGGCTGCTGGCTGGCCTTGTGAGCCGCTTTGACGGCGATGAGGCTCTGACCCTCGCAGATGGCGCTCTGACGGCTTCTGCGGGCTCCTACGGGCTTGCAGCGGCTGATGCGGCGGATTACCCCGCGCTGCCGGTTGTAGACGCTGCTACGAGCGAGCTGCACCTATCCGCCGGCATCCGCGCCTGCATGGCAGCTGCCAGCACTGACGCCAGCAAGCAGATGCTTCAGGGCATCCACCTCGGCAGCGGCCACATGGAGGCCACTGACGGGCATCGCTTGATGCGTTACGCCATTGACTTGCCAGATGGCCTAGACCTCGTGCTACCAGCCAGCACCATGCGCCTGCTGCAAGATCGCGTGGTTACCATCGCCGTTGCCAAAGGCCAAGCCGTGATCGACGCAGGTGACGGCATCACCATCTACAGCCGCATCATGGATGGCACCTACCCAGACGTGGCCAAACTGGTACCCGCTGAGTTCAACAGCACCATCACCGCCGACCGCCGCCGCTTGACCCGCGCCTTGGAGCGTGTCGCCATCATTGCCGATGCGCACAACTCCATCGTCAAGCTCACAGCCGGCAGTGGTGGACTTGAGATCACCGCTGAAGCTGATGCCAACAATGGCCGCGAGCTGTTAGCAGTGGAAGGCGCCGCCAATGGCGCATGGGCGTTTAACGTTCACTACCTGCTGGATGGCATCAAGGCGTTCAAGCCTGCAGAAGCCATCACGCTGCACGCCAATACGGCAACCACACCCGTCGTGTTGACACCTAGTGGCGTGGACGGTGTAACTTATCTAGTAATGCCTGTGCAAGTCCGCAACTAATACGTGGCAAAGAAGAGCACCAAGGATGAGATTCAGAACCGCGTCAACGTGGTTTATGACCTCATCCTGCGTGCTCACAGCCACCATCAGATCGTTCAACACGGTTCCGAGCTGTGGGGCGTCAGCGAGCGCCAAGTGCGCGATTACATGGCGGAAGCGCGCAAGCTGATTGCCCTTGACTCAGAGCTAGAGCGCCCGCAATGGCTGCAAGCCGCACTAGCAAGGTTGCAAGATTACGAGCGTGAAGCACGCGCCAAGGGTAATCTCAGCATTGCAATCAAGGCCTTAGAAGATCAGGCCAAGTTGCTGCGGTTTGAGATTTCGTAGACTGGCGCATGAGTCGATAGCACCATGGCGCGCCGTTACGCACGGGACAACAGGGGTAGGTTTTCCAGCACTGGCGCAACTGCTCGTGGCGGCAGGCTGGCAACCGCCAGTGGTAACAAGCGGGCCACAGTGACGGCTCGGATCAGCGGCGGCAAATCTGGCGGCAAGCCTGCGGGTGCAATCAAGGGGAAGGTGAAGCGTGATCCTGGGGCAGCGGGGAAAATAGGAGCATCCAAGCCAAAGGCAACGGCCAAGCCTGCCCCAAAGGTTGACACATCTCTCAAAGGCGTGGCAGCGCGTCGCGCACGCGCTTTGGCGCCGCGCACATCGACCTACCTTTCGCAAAAACTCAATACCCAGAGCGCTATAACTAGAAGTGCAGCAAACGCGATTTATAACAGGCAGAGAGCGGTTGGCAAGCAGCTTGGGTTAGACCAGTCCGTGGTGCGCAACCCAATCGGCATCATGCCTAAAGCATCTGGCAGCATCCGTAACATGGCCATGCAAGTCAGGGAAGCCGCTAGAAAGCGTGTTGTTGGTGGACGCAGGCGTTAAATCTGGTAAGCTCCAGCCGACACCACGTCATGCCATGGAAGACTTTCTCGCTTCAGTCGCTCAGGCCATGAACGACTCTGGGCTGACAGCGGTAGAGCTGATTGGCTGCTTGGAGATCGCCAAGGCTGAGCTGATGGAATCCCTGTTTAACGCTGACGAAGAATGAAACCCACCGCCACCGCCGTAGGCCGACTGCTCAAGCCCAAAGGCGATGAGCCCCGCATTTACAAGGTGATTGCAATCAAGCCTGATGGCACCGTGAAGACTGTCATCAGCGAGCCCGCGTGAGCCTGCTTGCCGGCATCTGCCAACCCGGCAGCTTGCTTGGGTTTATGGATGTCGCAACGCAAGAAGACACGGGCGATCTGCTGCAACGCATCCGCGCCGATCTGCACCCTGGCCAGCTTGCCTTTGTGGATGACAGCGACACGCAGATCATCGGGATCTCGGCTGGTTATGGCGCCGGCAAGACACGTGCGCTGTGCGCTAAGGCGGTGATGCTGGCCGCGGCCAATCAAGGCTTCATCGGCGCAGTGATGGAGCCCACCGGCCCATTGATCCGCGATATCTGGCAGAACGACTTCGAGAATTTCCTAGAGGCGTATGAGATCCCTTACACCTTCAGGGCTAGCCCGCTGCCTGAATACATGCTGCACCTGCCAGGCGGTGATACCAAGATCCTGTGCCGCAGCTTCGAGAACTGGTCACGCATCATCGGCTTGAACCTTGCCTGGGTGCTGGCCGATGAAATCGACACAGTGACGCCATCTATCGCCAACAAGGCATTTCCTAAGATCCTTGGTCGCTTGCGTTCCGGTAACGTGCGGCAGTTTGGCGCTGCATCCACACCAGAGGGCTTCCGCTGGATGTGGAACACGTTCGGCAGCGAGGACGCCAAGGGCCGCGCTGACCGCAAGCTGATCAAGATGCGATCAGCGGACAACCCGCACCTGCCACCGGACTTTATCGAGCGACTGGAAGCCAACTACGACCCAAACCTGCTGCGGGCCTACTTGGATGGAGAGTTCGTTAACCTCACCACTGGCACCATCTACGACCGCTTCAGCCGCGACAAGCATGTGGTGGCTGAGCTGCCCGACCTAGACCGCGAGCCGTTGCGCATTGGCGTTGATTTCAACGTTGGCAACATGTCCGCCGTGATCGGCGTCCGCACTGGCAGCAGCCTGCTAGTGATTGACGAGATCAGCGGCGCCCATGACACCGACGCATTGGCGCAAGAGATCCAAGCGCGTTACCCGCAGCGGCGTATCTACATCTACCCAGATGCCAGCGGCGGCAACCGCAGCACCAACGCAAGCCAGACCGACATCCAAATCCTGGAGTCCTACGGCATGTCAAACCAGTCACCACGTGCAAATCCTCCCGTCCGTGATCGCGTGGCTGCTGTTCAGGCTTTGCTGGAAAACGGCAAGGGTCAGGTCAGACTCACCATCCACCAGGGCTGCAAGCGGTTGATTGAATGCCTAGAGCTGCAGTGCTACACCGACAAAGGCGACCCGGACAAGGATGCCGGCCATGACCACATGAACGATGCGCTCGGCTACTTGGTCTGGCGTGAGTTCAACCCATTGCACGCAGGTGCTGGGCGATCTACAGGCATCAGGCTATATTGATTCCGCCAATCATTAACTCTACCCATGCTCAAGGGTCCCGAACTACTCGCCAAGGTGAAAGAACTGGGCAATGCGCCCAAGTCCGAACTGGTGCGCGCTTGCGGCTACGTGATCAAGGATCGCGTGGCATTCACGCAGTTCTATGAAGCGCTGCTGGAAGCCAAAGGCGTTGATCTAGGCAGCAAGACAGCAAAGCGCGGCCGCGGCCTGACCTACAAGGCCAAGGTGCAATTCAATGGCAAGCTGCAGATCGGTGACGGCTACCTACGCGAGATGGGTTACGAGCCCGGCGCTGAGTTTGACATCAAGATTGGCCGCAATAGCATCACGCTGATTGCTGCTTAAACTGCACCTATGACTGCGGCGCTGTAATGTACACCGGCTTCAATAACTACGACCGGCCGATTGCGCAGCGCCGCGTTACTCGCGTGCAAGATGCCAACACAGCGTGGTATGCACAAGAGTCGCATTGGATTCTGATCGAAGATCTGCTGCAAGGCACCTATGGGATGCGCCGCAAGCATCGCCGTTACCTGCCGCAGGAGCCGCGTGAGCTGGATGAGTCCTACGACAACCGCTTAGCGCGCAGCGTATGCCCGCCGTTTTATCAACGGTTAGAGCGGATGCTGGCTGGCATGTTGACGCGCAAGCCAGTGCGGCTTGACGACACAGCAGACGTGATCCGCGAGCAGTTGTTTGATGTTGACCTGCAAGGCAATGACCTCAACGTTTGGACCTATGAAACCACCCGCAAGATGGTCCGTTATGGCCACGTTGGTGTACTGGTGGATGCACCTGCTAATGGGGGTAGACCCTACTGGGTGACCTACACGCCACGGCAGATTCTTGGTTGGCGCGCTGAGCAGCAGGAAGGCCGACAGGTGTTGACGCAGCTGCGACTTGCCGAGACGGTCACCGTGCCTGATGGTGAGTTTGGAGAGAAGGCAGTCGAGCAGATTCGGGTGCTGACGCCAAGTGAATTCCAACTACACCAAAAGCAAGACAACGGCGACTTTAAGGTTGTCGACGAGGGCCGCACAAGCCTTTCTGAGATTCCTTTCTCAGTTGCCTATGCGCAGCGCCATGGCTTCATGGAGTCACGGCCGCCGCTGGAAGACATCGCCGAGCTGAACCTCAAGGCATATCAGATCCAAAGCGACCTCGACAACCAGCTTCACATCAGCGCTGTGCCGATGCTGGCGTTCTATGGCTTCCCATCTGCAGCAGAGGAAGTCAGCGCTGGACCTGGCGAGGCGATTGCATTCCCTGCTGATGGCCGCGCTGAATACATCGAACCTGCCGGCCGCAGCTTTGATTATCAGTTCCGCAGGCTTGAGCAGCTTGCACTGCAGATCAACGAGTTAGGTCTGTCGGCAGTACTGGGCCAGAAGCTATCTGCTGAAACTGCTGAGGCAAAGCGCATTGATCGCAGTCAAGGCGACAGCACCATGATGGTCATTGCACAGAACGTGCAGGATATGATCGACAACTGCTTGCAATTCCATGCGCAGTACATCGGCAACAACACATCTCCTGGCAGCAGCTATGTCAACCGTGACTTCCTCGGCACACGCCTTGAGCCGCAGGAAATCCAAGCGCTGCTGCAGCTTTACACCGCAGGCACCATCACGCAAGAAACCTTACTGCGTGAGCTTGCCGAAGGCGATGTGCTAGGTGACGACTTTAACGTAGATGAGGAGCTTGAAGCTACGGCCAATGCGGGGCTTGATCTACAACCTGCTGGACTGGGTGACCGACCGCTTAGTGGACCTGATGATCTGGATGGAACCGAGGAAACCGAGGAGGCAAGAGCTTGATTATCACGTCAGCGCCTTGCCGGAACAGGTCTTAGCCATCGTGCGCATCAGCTGGTACAAGGAAGGCAAACCAGATGAAATTGACGAAACAATCTTGTATGAAGACGGCCAAAACGGTTATGACGCATTCGCTGCATTGGTTACTACTGCATTGAACCGCGGCGCTAATGTCAGCATCCGCAGCGGCTATCAACCGGAAGATCTTGGCATTGAACGATGAGCACACCAGAAGCGCTATATCGCAATGCAATAGATCTGAACCGCTACAGCAATAGCGTTGCGCGGCGTGTGATCAATGCCTACAACGACATCATCATTGATGCGGTCAATCAATTGCGCACCATAGATGAGCTATCGGCGCCAGTCAAAGCGGCGCGGCTCCGGGCGATTCTTGCTCAGTTGAAGGACAGCCTGGCAACATGGGCAGGTGATGCCACAGAGTTGACAGCATTAGAGCTGCAAGGCATTGCAGAGCTGCAATCTGAGTTTGTGGCCGATCAACTGCGGCGTGCATTGCCGGCAGGTGCACGTGATGCGGTGCGCACCGTAGAGATCAGCCCGCAATTTGCGCAGTCAGTGGTCACCACTGACCCGACGCAGATCAATGTGGTAGCGCTCAGTGATGACCTTTTTGCTGCTGTGCAAGGTGCACCGGCGACGTTCAGCCTCACCGCAGCGCAAGGCGCCACGATCACGTTGCCCAATGGCGAAGTGGTCACCAAAGCATTTCGCGGCATTGCCGTTGATCAGGCTGAGCGGTTTAGCCAAGTCGTGCGGCAAGGCTTGCTGACTGGCGAGCCAACGCCAGCCATTGCCAAGCGGCTGATCGGAAACCTTGAATTTGGCGAAGAGGCCAAAACCGTGAAGCAGCTAGTTGCAGCAGGCGGCCAAGCAACAGCAGTAGCCGACAATCAGATCGTTAGCCTTGTGCGCACCAGTATCAACCAAGTAGCCAATGCAGCTAGTCAGCAGGTATATGAAGCCAATCAAGACATCACTAAAAAGTATCGCTATGTGGCAACATTGGATACCCGCACCAGCAGCATTTGCCGTGCATTGGATGGTCGCGAGTTTGAATACGGCAAGGGTCCGACTCCGCCGCAGCATTTCAACTGCCGCAGCACGACAGTGCCGGTGATTGACTATGACGAGCTAGGTTTCACGCCACCGCCACCAGCAAAGCGTGCATCAGCAGGTGGCCAGGTGCCGGCGGATCAAACCTACGGGCAGTGGCTGGCAAAGCAAGATCTTGAAACTAAGGCTAAGGCATTGGGCGCCAACAAAGTGCCGTACTTCAACCGACTTGCCGAAAAATACGGTTCGACTGACGCCATCGCCAAGCTAGTTCGTGATGACGGCTCAGAGCTAACCTTAGATCAGCTTCGTGCACGATATGGACCTGCCTAGCCTCCGTCATTTTCAGAATGCTGGCATCTACTTTATTTCAAGCGATCCCGTAGAAGCCCTGCATGGCGAGGCATGGGTGCCAGCTATCTATACCGACAAGGGCTGGGCAACAGCAGATGGCTCTACACTGTTAACAGGTATTGAGGAATGGCGGGATGCCACTGAAGCGGGGCAAGTCGCAGGCTGCAGTATCAGCCAACATCAAAACCGAGATGAAAAAAGGCAAGCCGCAAAAGCAAGCGGTGGCAATCGCGCTCGCAAAAGCCGGCAAGTCACGCAAGGGTAAGAAGTGATGGCTAAGAAGCCTGGCCTATACGCCAACATCGCCGCTAAACGCAAGCGCATTGAAGCTGGCAGCAAGGAGCGCATGGCGCGCAAGGGTGAAGCCGGCAGGCCTACTGCTGCTGCGTTCAAGGCGGCGGCTAAGACTGCCAAAAAACGCAAGCGTAAGTGATAGCCTTAGGGCGTAATTAAGCCTGCGGCTTATCCATGTCTGATGAACAACAAACCCAAGAGTCTGCGACTACTGGGGTTGAAGCTGAAGCGTTGCAGCGCAGCGTTGAAGCACTAGAGCGCAAGAATCAAGAGCTGATTGCTGAGCTGCGTGCAGCAAAGAAATCCAAGGCGCCTGATGGGGTCAATGTTGATGAACTGCTGGAGTTCAAGCGCAACTACGAGCAGCAGCAGCTCGAATCACAAGGCAAATACCAAGAGGCACGACAAGCTCTGGAGCAGCAGTTCCGTGAGGCGACGGCGGAGAAGGACCAGCGCATCGCAACACTTGAGGCCCGCGTCCGCGAACTAGAGCTTGTTACGCCTGCGGTCACGGCACTGGCTGACATCGTGCACGACCCGGACCTTGTGCTCAAGACCAAGCTGTCGCCTGATGCGATCCAGCGCGAAGCCGACGGCACCGTGGTCGTTGTGGACGGCTACGAACGCAAGCCCGTTGCTGAATGGGCCAAGACACTGCCGGCATGGATGCTGAAGCAACCCAAGCCGCAAGGCAGCGGTGCACCAACTGGCGGCAGCAATGGCACCATTCCGGCTGGCATGAGCAATCCATTCAACCGCGATAGCTTCAACCTCACAGAGCAGTCGCGGCTATTCCGTACAGACCGCGACCTATATGAGCGGATGAAAGCTGCAGCTAACCGTTAGTATTTGAGTGTCTGCTCGTGATGGCTGCGCCACATAGAGCCTGGGGCTGCGCCCACATCCGTAAACCCTTTTTGAGGATTAGTCATGGCGACCCTTCGCTCTGACATCATCATCCCCGAGGTATTTACGCCTTACGTCATTGAGCAAACCACTCAGCGTGATGCCTTCCTGGCTTCCGGTGTGGTGCAGCCTCTGGCGGAGCTGAATGCCACCGAGGGCGGTGATTTCATCAACGTTCCCTTCTGGAAAGCCAA